AGGCGCATGTGTGGGAAGGGGTAGTGGCAAAGATATTGTCAATGTACCGTTTGACGCAGAAATCAAAGCCCGCGCTGGATTTCAACCGTTAGCGTACTTAAAGCAATTGAAGGCTCGCACAGCCATTTCGGGGGAATTGGGCTTTGCAATCATTCGACTCAACGGACAAGCTGAAAATGCAGCGGACTATGCCTGCATCATCCGACTTGAGGATCTATTGCCACTACTCATATTAAAATACGGTCACATTACTAGCGAACCTACAGAGGCAGATATTGACCGCTGCACAGCTTGTGGGTCTTACATGATACAGAGGTGCCTCACTTGCCAACCTACGATTACAAATGCGCCAGATGCAATCTTAGTCAAGAAGTCCATCATGGATGGAACAATCGACCAATGATTTTATGCGCTTATTGTAATGAACCGATGGCAAAGGTTATATCAGCTAATCCAATTCACTTTAAGGGCAAGGGATGGGGTAAAGATTGACATTGAATGGAATAACTAAGAATGTCTATTCGGACGAATGGTACACAAGCCAAGACACTGTCAATCTAGCTATTGGGTTACTTGACCCTAAGCCTCAATCAGTAATTTTATGCCCTTTTGATTCAGATAACAGCTTGTTTGTCAAGACTCTTAAGGATCATGGACACATTGTCTTGCATGGCATGGACAACTTCTTAGATGCTAATTATCATTGTGATTACATAATTACCAATCCACCATTTAGCATTAAAGACAAAGTCATCCAGCGAGTCTATGACTATGGCGTCAAATCAGTCCTAATCATGCCGATAGACGCTATGGGTGGAGTCAAGCGTCATTCAATGTATGCAGAGCATGGCTATCCTCTTATCTACATGCCAGCTCGCAGAATTTCCTACTTTGACGAATTTGGATCAATTAAAAAAGGTTCTAGCTTTCATTCAATCATTATGACTTTCAATCATGGTGAACAATCTTCTATTAAATGGGCTAATTAGTTATCCACAGGGTTCAACAAAGGAGTTAATCCAATGCGAAACGCCGATCTGACCAGCACTTATATAAATGAATTTGACACGCACGATACACTTTGCAAGCAGAACGCATCAGGCGTTCAGCCCGAGCCGCCGAAGCGAATAGCTCGGGGGGTGCTAGCAGTAGTTATTGGGACACTGCTATGCATAATGCCTAATGCAGGTTCTACAGAAGCTCATAAAGAATATATAAGCTATAAAGAATATGCCTTATATCTATTAGACTTTAACTATAAACAATACAATTGCTTATTAAAGTTATATGGTAAAGAGAGTGCATGGAATCCATTAGCTTCTAATGGTTCACATTATGGAATACCACAGGGTAACAGTGAGTGGTTAAGAGACCAAGATGGTTGGACTCAGGTACGATGGGGTCTTGACTATATTGGCTCAAGGTATGGTGAACCATGCCTAGCCTACGATCACTGGAGACTCTACAATTGGCATTAGAGAATATAAACCATAGAAGATACAGAGTCCATAAGCAGCGTGTATTTGCTAGAGATGGACGCATCTGTGCCATTTGCAATACAGATGAAGGTCAAATGCATATCGATCACATAATTCCGCGTGTTAGCGGCGGAGACCATAGCCTTGAAAATTTACGCGTGCTCTGTGCTGCTTGCAATCTACGCAAAGGTTCACGCTCAGATCGTGTTTTTTTAGCACGCACGGCTACCCCCTCTGCCTCTCCTGCCTCTCTCTCTCCGACTGAATCCAAACCAATGCTGGACAGTCCGTTTAAGAACCGACCCAATCCGAATCAATGACAACTAAACCCAAACGATCCAAGAAGCTTGTGGGGAATTTAAAACCTCGCCTACATTCGCCATTTCTCAAAGGTCAAACACGCGGCAACGAGGTTGCTGAGTTGGCTGAGAAGATTGGTCAGCCATTATTGGCGTGGCAAAAGTTAATTTTGGACGATATGTGCAGTGTTGATAAGGATGGGCTTTTTGTACGCAAATCCAGCTTGCTTTTAATAGCTCGACAATCTGGAAAATCACATTTAGCCAGAATGAGGTGTTTAGCAGGTTTATTCTGTTTTGGTGAGAAGGACATCTTGATCATGTCCTCTAATAGAGCTATGGCGATGAAGTCCTTCAACATCATGGCTGACATCATTGAGCGAAACGACTTCTTGAGAGTTCAACTTAAAGATGGAGACATTAAGAAGGGTATTCGCAGAACTAACGGCGATGAACGCATAATCCTTGCCTCTGGAGCGCAGCTTGAAGTAGCAGCGGCAACGAGTGACGGCGCACGCGGCAGGTCAAGTGATTTCTTATGGATCGATGAATTACGCGAGGTATCAGAAGCCGCAATGGACGCTGCAAAAAGCGTGACGCTTGCAAGAGTCAATAGCCAGCGTCTATTTACTTCCAATGCTGGAGATGCTTTCTCAAAAGTCCTTAATGACCTGCACGAATCTTGTAAGCACTATCCACCTAAGTCTTTAGGTTATTACGAATATTCAGCCCCAGAGTTTTGTGACATATGGGATCGTAAAGCTTGGGCTATGGCAAACCCATCATTAGGATATTTAATTTCAGAAGAAGCCATTGAGGAAACGATTGCAACCTCAACACCAGAAGCTGCAAGAACCGAAACACTTTGTCAGTGGATTACCAGTTTGTCGTGTCCTTTCAGCACCGAAGTTTTAGAAAACAGCTCAGATAGCACTCTTGAAATGTCTGTTGGGGCTTATACTGTGTTTGGTTTCGATGTCAGTCCTTCACGCAGGAACGGATCACTAGTCGCAGGACAACTTCTCCCAGATGGAAGGATTGGCATTGGAATCCTAGAGACTTACAGCTCTCAGGTCGCAATTGATGAATTAAAAATGGCGGCAGCCATAAAAGGCTGGGCAGATATTTACAGACCACGGCTTGTCTGTTTTGATCGTTACGCTACTCAAACAATTGCCGATCGTTTGGCTCAAAGTGGCGTTGTTGTGGAAGACGTATCAGGACAGCAATTCTACAAAGCCTGTGGAGACCTTTTGGAAGGCATGACCAATCTTCGGGTTGTTCACAATGGGCAAAAAGAATTGATAGAGCAATTTTCAAACACGGCAGCTAAGCAGAACGATTCGGCTTGGAGAATCATAAAAAGGAAATCCGCTGGAGATATTTCAGCCCCAATCGGACTTGCAATGGTCGTGAGCAAATTGATGATTCCAACCCCTAAACCTCAAATCTATACTTAGACACGCCCTAGCACATTGTTTAATCTCTTGACAAATGCTACAATTTCTGTCTATGGGTATCTTCTCGCGTAAATCGCAAATTGTTGAAGCACAACTGGCACCGCAAGTTATGGGTGAAAACATGCCCAGCCTTTACAATGCAATTTTTGCTAGGGTCTCACGACATGACGCCATGTCTGTACCAAGCGTTGCAAGAGCTCGTAATTTGATCTGCGGAACAGTTGCATCAATTCCTTTAGAGTATTACAAAACTTCTACTGGTGAAGTAATTGCTCCACCTAAATGGATTAAGCAACTTTCTAAAAATCAACCATCATTTGTTACATTGACTTGGTGCGTAGATAGTCTTCTGTTTTATGGGGTCTGTTATCTTTTAATTACTGAGCGGTATGCCGAAGATGGACGCCCAGCGGCATTTGAATGGGTTGCTAACTCACGCGTTACATTCACAACCGATCTCGAAGGCATCATGGTTACTCAATACTATGTTGATATGAAGCCAATTGACATGAACGATATTGTGACGATTCAAGGATTTGATGAAGGCGTATTAGATCGCGGAAGTCGCACAATTCAAGCAGCCATTGACGTAGAACGTGCAGCAGCTACTAATTCTGCTCAACCACAACCTGCTGGGTATATCCGAAACAACGGAGCTGATTTGCCGCCTAGTGAAGTGCAAGGATTGCTTTCTGCTTGGAAGCGCGGCGCGCAAACAAATTCAACTCGCTACTTGACTTCTACTTTAGAATACAACGCAGTTTCATTTAGTCCAAAAGACATGATGTATAACGATGCTATTCAAAATCTTTCAACACAAATTGCTCGCACAATGAATGTGCCTGCTTATTATTTGTCAAGTGACATGAATTCTACGATGACCTATGCCAATGTGCAAGATGAGCGTAAACAATTTTATGCGCTATCCATCGAGCCTTATATTCAAGCAATTCAGTCTCGTCTTTCAATGGATGATATTTCTACATCTGGGCATGAGGTTAAATTCTGCGTAGGAGACACATTCCTTAAGCAAGATCCTTTAGTCGAAATTCAAGTGCTTGAAAAACTTATAGCTCTTGGACTAATTACAACTGAACAAGCAATGGCAATGACAGATTTAACACCAAACGGAAGTGCAGGCATCTAATGGATCAACTAATCATTGAAGCATCATCAATTGAGTGCAACGAAGACCGCCGAGAAATCTCTGGCAAAATTGTGCCTATGGGAACAGGCGAAATTGGACAAACCAATATGGGCGGCGTTGTATTTGAGGCTGGCTCAATTGAAATTGCAGACCCAACAAAAATTAAATTGTTATCTCAGCACGACATGAAAAAGCCAGTGGGGCGCATGATTTCTGCTGAGGTTCGTCAAGATGGTATCTATGCAACATTTAAGTTATCACGATCAACAGGTGGTAACGATGCACTTATTCAAGCACAAGAAGGATTGGTTTCAGGTCTTTCTGTAGGTGCAGAAGTAATTGCATCAAAGCCTTCACGCGATGGACATATTGTTGTTTCGTCAGCACGTCTAAAAGAAGTTTCTCTTGTAACAGAGCCAGCATTTAAGTCTGCTCAGGTGCTAGAGATTGCAGCAGAGGAAACAATCCCTGCTGAACCAACACAACCAGAAAGCGAGCCCATCGTGGAAGAAACCACTCAGGCAGAAGCTCCAGCAGTTGAAGCGGCAGCAGTAGAAGCGGCTCGCCCAACAGTTGCAGTTACTAATGTGCGCGAGCGCATTGCACCAATTTCATCAGCACAATATCTAGAAGCTAACATCAAGGCAGCAATGGGTGACGATGCAGCACGTCGTACAGTATTAGCAGCCGATGATTCAACTTCAACAAATACAGGTTTGACACTACCTTCACACCTAAACACATTCCTAACAGATACATTTTCAGGACGCCCAGCGTTCAATGCTGTAACTCGCGGATCACTTGCAGGAATCACTGGTATGTCATTTACCATTCCTCGCCTTTACACAAATGCATCATCTGCTAACACTGCTCCAACAGTTGCAGCAGTTAACGAAGCAGCAGCAACATCAGAAACTGGGATGACCTCAGCTTATGACACGATTTCGATTCAGAAATATTCTGGCTTGAATGAGGTTTCATTTGAACTCATCGACCGCAGTTCGCCTGCGTTCATGGAACTTTTGATGTCTGAGTTGAGAAAAGCGTATGAGAAGGCAACAGATACAGCACTTCTTTCAGCATTTGCATCATCTGGAACAGTTGCAACACAAACTGCTTCAACAGCAGCAGGATTGCAGTCATTCATTGCAACAGAATCAGCAGCAGCATACAAGGGTACTGGCGGCGAATATGCTAACCAGCTTGTTGCATCTACTGATCAGTGGGCAGCGATCATGGGCTACGCCGATGATAACAAGCGCGCACTATACGCAGCTGCACAACCACAGAACGCATCAGGTGTAGTTTCACAAGGTTCAACAGTTGGCAACGTTTTGGGTGCTAACCTCATTGTTGATCACAACATCACAACATCAGGTGTTGCAGATGATTCAATGTTCCTTGTAGCTCCAGGTTCTGTCTATACATGGGAATCACCTACAACTGAACTTCGTGTCAATCTACTTGGTACAGGTCAGATCCAAATCGCACTTTACGGTTACTTGGCACTATATGTTGGCAAGTCTGGCAAGGGCGTACGTCGCTATAACGCTCCAGCAGCGTAAGCAAAACTAAGTCGCTCTGGGGAGTAGTAGCCCTCTACTCCCCAGAGTCTTTAGAAAGGAATCGGAATGTCACTCTGCACGGTAGCTGAACTCAAAAGCGTTCTTGGCGTAGGCTCGCTATATTCAGATGCGACAATTCAAGAAGTGTGCGACGCAGCAGATGCTGTCCTACTTCCAATGCTATGGGCTCCTAAATGGTTTTCAGTTGCACACGAAAACATAGTCGGACAAGGAACTCTTTACTTTGATGATCCAGTTCGCGATACTTTTTATGTAGGTCAGAGCGTAACCATTGCTAATTCTGGT